GTTGACGGAGTGATAATAACAGAAACGGTTAGTAAAGAAAGAGTGCTCTTATTGGCTGAAAAAATTTGGAATAAGGAAAAACAAACGGGGCAGCTCTCACTTTTTTAATAGCTACTAATAAGTATAAATAATTATGAAAAACAGAATTATTTCCACAGAGGACAGAATCGAAATGGCCATAGTGCTTTCAATGTTTATGGTGATTGTCTTGTTGGTTACAGGGATTATGATTGTGGTTTTATAAGGTGAAAATATGGAAAAGGGAAAAACGAAAATTATTGACATAATTAAGCATCCGGGGTTTCTGGAAAGTGTACGTAATCAGTTACGGGAGATCAATCAACAAAGAGCAAATGTGACGCTAAGGGGTGTAGGGCTTAAGAGATCCGCTATTGAGACACTTGAAGAATTTAAGGTCGTTCCAGAAAGTTATCCTGCCTTATATCTTGAGATCTTGTTGAAGAAATCCAGGCTATCATCCAGGGAAAGAAGTTTTATAAAACGCATTGGAGATATTGCGCTTATTGATACAATGAAAAACCATTTTTAGGATCATGGAAAAAGTCTGCAATAGCTGTAAACTGAAAGATCGTTGTAAGAAATACCAGGAATTTTCAGAAGAAGAACGGGATGATATTTCTTGCGGAAAGTATTCGCCTATGCCACTTGATGAGTATATCATCTGGAGAAAAGAGCATTTTTCCAGCTACATGATCAATACTGAGGGAGCGAAAAAATATCTGAAGGAATAATTTTCTCTTCATTCGTTTGATTTTTATTTTATTAACTCATAAGGCTGTATATATTACATATTTTGTAACTTTGTTGTGGTTAACCCGGGTAAATGCACTGATATGGAAGACACTACACAACAAATTGAATTAGCAATCAAGAATATTGCTGAAAGCTGTGGTTATACGATTTCTGATCTTTATTCATCAAAGAAAAGTAATGAACTGGTATTTCTTAGACTTGCCATTGTTGATGTTCTCCGACGCAATGGCTATACCTTCCGGGAAATTGGATGGATGATCAATCGGGATAGAACTGCTGCCCAAAGAAACAAAGAACGTGCTGATGACCTGGTAGCAACAGGGGACATTCTATTTCTGAAGGTTCGGAAGATGGTAGAACATCATTTATCATTCTTAAAACAGGAAGAAGTGCACATCTAGTGCACATCTGGTGCACATCTGGTGCACAAAATGAAAATTCTTTTCCATTTGATTGCAAAATTTGCCGAAAGGCGAATTATGCAGCAAACACTAACTCTTAAGCAAAATAAGTTCGTTAACAAGTATCTCGAATGTGGCAACGCATCCGAGGCTTATCGTTTTGCCTATTCGTGTGCAAACATGAAAGACGAGACGATAAATCGCAAAGCGATAGAAGTGTTACAAAACGGCAAGGTTGCGGCAAGGATCAAAGAGTTACAAGCACGTCTGCAGCTCAAAAGCGATCTTACAAAAGAACGTGTCCTTTTTGAACTGGAATGTATCATTGACGCTCAGATTACCGATTACCTGGATTTCACCGGGTCCCGCATCAAGTTTAAACCGTTTAGTGAGTTAACCCAAAGGCAGGTCAAAGCCATAGAGAGCATCAAGAAGGGTAGAAACGGAATTGAATTGAAACTACATGGAAAAAGCTGGTCCATTGAACGGATCTGTAAGATGTTGGGATATGATGCCCCGGAGAAACTCGAACACATGGGAAAGGACGGGAAGGATCTTCTGCCTTCAGATATACTGGACAAGATTCCTGACACAGTGTTAAATGATCTGTACAAAAAATTAAAAGATGGAGAGATCTCGTGAGTTGAATCTTCGGTTATGCCGGTTGATAGCTGAGGCTAAGGGTCGGCAGATGTGTACAGAATCATTCTATGAGTTTGTACAGACCTTCTGGGAGGTAATCATTCCCGAAAAGCCTGTATGGAACTGGCATATTAAGTACCTGTGTGACGAACTGCAGACACTGGCCGGCTACATTGTCCGCAGGGAAGCGAAGCCCTACGACCTGATCATTAACATACCACCAGGGACAACCAAGAGCTCGTTAGCCACCGTTATGTTCCCTGCCTGGATCTGGACCCAGGATCCCACGATCCGAGTAATCACCAACTCCTATTCGGCCGCTCTGGCCATTGAGCATGCGACCAAAAGCCGTGACATCATTCTCTCGGATAAATACCGGCGTCTTTTTCCTCATATTCTTATACGAAGGGATAAAGCTGCCAAATCCTCTTATGAGAATACCAGCGGAGGGGCCCGGTATGCAACTTCAACCGGAGGAATGATAACCGGTATCCATGGCCATTTGATCATCAATGATGACCCTTTGAATCCCGGGCAAGCCGCATCAGAGGCAGAACGCAAAACAGCCAATGAACATACAAAAACTTTGGCATCACGTAAGGTTGATAAGGCAAATACACCCGTAATAACCATTATGCAGCGTTTGCATGAGAATGATGTCACCGGTTACCTTTTGGCTAAGAAAGCGGAGAAAATACGGCATATCTGCCTTCCTGCAGAACTTTCCACTCTTGTAACTCCAATAGAAGTAAGAAAAAATTACGTCACCGGCCTGTTGGATCCTGTCAGGTTATCCAGGAAGATTCTGGATGAGCAGCTCATCGACCTGGGATCCCGGGGATATTCCGGACAATACGACCAAAACCCGGTCGCTGATGGAGGAAATATTGTCAAAAGGGAATGGTTCCAGTTTATATCTTATAACGACTTTATGGGATTAAAAGGATCCATTCCAGTAACATTTTTTGTTGATACAGCCTTTACAGAGAAAAAGGAGAATGACCCGACCGGGATCATCGGGACCTGTAAAATCCGCAATAATCTATATATCCTATGTGCGAAAAAGGTCTATAAAAAATTCCCGGACCTGATCCGCTTTTTACCGACCTATGTTAAGGAGCATGGTTACACTGCTCAGAGTACGATCCGGATTGAACCTAAAGCGAACGGTATCTCTGTGGTTGATCAACTACAAGAAAGTACAAAACTCAATATTACCAGTACACCGGCACCAACAGACAGTAAAGAAACCCGGTTAAATGCTGCATCTCCCAAAGTTGAATGTGGACGTGTCATATTGGTGGTTGGTCCCTGGAATGAAGAATTTATCGAAGAAGTATGTGGGTTCCCGGCCAAAGAACATGATGAGTACGTGGACCTCTTATACTATGCTATAGACTATCATTTGAACAACGAAAGCGGCCTTAGTGCTGAAGAATTGGCCGATTTACTTTAAAAACATTACCATGGAAATCAAAGATATCATCAAGCTCGAAGACACAAGCCAAATCTATAAGAAGCTTACGGCTAACAAAAAGGAACAGATTGTTTCCATTGAAAAAATCATAGCACAACTCAATCCAGAGAAGCATGATGTAATGGATCCTAAGATCCGTAAGAAAAAAACTGTAAAGGTTGACACGAAAAAAAACGACGAAATAACAGGTGAAAAAATCTACAAAGAGACCAAGATTGAGGTTTGTCGTGTTGCTGTTCCTTTACAGAAGATCCTGGTTGAGCGAACAGTTGGCTTTACATTCGGAATACCAGTCGAGTATTCATTAAAGAGTAAGAAGAAGGACCAAAAAAAATACCAGGATCTCTTTGATGTCATGGAAGATATCATGCATGATAACAAAATGCATTATTTTGATCGTAAGCTGGCCCGAAGGGTCTTTTCTGAATGCGAAGCAGCTGAGCTATGGTATTTTACCCTGGATGATCAAGGGAAGCCTGAAGAGATGAAAGTCAAACTGCTTTCACCTCTACTGGGTGATCAACTCTTTCCTCATCGTGATCAGTACGGGCGTATGGATGGTTTTGCCAGGAAGTATTATGTCAATGATGATGAAGGAAAGAGGATTGGAAGGTTCGATGTCTATGATAAACAATATGTTTATCAATACATCTTCAAAGATGGTGTCATGGTCAAACATAGAGATCCTGCATTACATGGATTCACCAAAGTTCCGGTAATTCATTATTCTCAGGAGGCTCCTGAGTGGTATGATGTACAATCTGCAATAGATCGTGTCGAAACGCTTATCTCTAATTGGGGAGATACGAACGATTATTTTGGATCACCATCTTATTTCTTTAAGGGGAAACTGAAAGGATTTGCAGAAAAAGGGGAACAGGGCAGAGTATATCAGGGAGATGAAAACACTGAAATGAGGGTCCTTTCCTGGAACAATTCCCCAACGTCCATGAAAGATGAGTTGGATAACCTTTTGGCCATTATTTTTGGGTATGTCCAGACTCCGGATATTTCCTTTAAAGTAATGAAAGACATTTCCAGCAACACATCCGGGGTGGCCATACGGCTGATGTTTACCGATGCTCACATGAAGGTTGCAACTAAGGAAGAATTATTCGGGGAGATGTTTACCCGTAGGTGTAATTTGATTTGTAACGGTATTGCTACCTCATTAAAAACGGAAGGTGGGGTTATCTCGGGTAGTATTGCCAACACTATCAAAATCGAGCCTGTTTTCACTCCTTATCTACCAAAGAATGAAAAGGAAGAAATTGAGATGATTTGCACTGCTGTCAATAGTGGTATAGCTTCAAAGAAGGAAGGTATTGAGCGTTTAGGATGGAGTAGCAATGCAGATGATACGCTTTCACAGATATTGAAGGAAAAAGCAACCGATGCCGTTGAACCGGCCTACTAATAAGTTGTGATGCAGGACAAATGGGAAAAACGACATCAAAGGGAGATAAACCGCTATGCTGCCAGGATAGAAGAGATCTACAAAAAGGCGGCAGAGGAAGCGGCTGCTATAGGTTATAGCATCAATAATTACAATCCCAACCGTCCTTTTTCATTTGAAGATTACCCACAGGCCAAAAAGAAGATTGCTAAGCTTTTAAAAGAACTCTCCAGTAATATTGAGAGCGCAATAATTGACGGTGTTAAATCATCCTGGACCATTGCCAACAATCGAAACAGCTATCTTACTCAGTCCATACTTGGAGAATATTACAATCAGCTCACTTCCAAGCAGGTTGCACGTTACTATACAAACCATCATGCAGCCCGGGATGCGTTTTTAGCAAGGAAAGAAAACGGTCTTGGTCTCTCAACCCGGGTTTGGAAATATGTCGATCAGTTTAAGACGGAAATTGAGCTGGGTGTTGAACTAGGTCTTGGGGATGGCAAGTCAGCTGCTGATATGGCCCGGGATCTTAAGCAATACCTGGTTGAGCCGGACCGACTATTCAGAAGGGTTCGGGATAAATACGGTAACCTTCGTCTTTCAAAGGCCGCTGAGGCGTTCCATCCGGGACAGGGCATATATCGATCCAGTGTAAAGAATACCCAGAGGCTTACTCGGACCGAGAACAATATGTCTTACCGGTTAGCAGACTACTTGAGGATCCAGGACCAGGATTTTATTGTTGGTATTGAGATTCATCTGTCTAACAATCATACGATAGTTGATATTTGCGATGATCTAAAAGGGAAATATCCAAAAGATTTTAAGTTTCTTGGCTGGCATCCACAATGTCGGTGTTTTGTAACATATATTCTTAAAACTATTGAAGAGCTTAATCAGGAAACTGCTGCCTTACTGGAAGGGAAGAAGATCAATATCCGGAGTGTTAATGAGGTAAAAGACGTTCCGGAGAACTTCAAAAAATGGGTAGAAAAGAACCAATCACGTATTGATGCTGCCCGGGAGCGTGGAAAGGTTGCTTATTTCATCCGGGACAATGAGCAGTACATTTAGAAACATCAAGAGGAAACACAGTTAAGCATTTCCTCTTGGGGGGGAGTGGCAGGGTTTCCCCCGACCTCTCCATCATTTAACCAACATTCTGTCATTGCAAATATAAAAATCATTAAAAGAATTTATTAATATTCTCCGTTTTTTAGCTAAATATCTTCCCGATTTTCAAAAGGTGCACATCTAGTGCACATCTAGTGCATATGTAGTGCACAAACCTTCAATTAAAGAAATTTTATAAAATATTTTTGTTGACATCATAAAACAAAGTAAAAAGGATAGTTATGATTCAACAAATTACAGATGCGCTCAAAACCAAATTCACTGGGGTTGACGACAAAATTATCGGCAGGGTGGCCGCTAAGCTGGCCAAAACTGTCACAAAACAGGAAGATGTTGCAACCTCCGTTGAGGGGGTAACATTTCAACAGATTCTCGAATCCTATGGAGACAGCCGTGCTACCGAAGCTACACAGACGGCTGTTCAGAATTACGAGAAAAAGCACGGGTTAAAAGACGGGCAAAAATTCGAGGAAGAAGGTAAAACACCTGAACACTCTACTTCTAACACGCTTACACCGGAGAGCGTTCAAAAACTGATCGATGACAAGGTGGCTGCAGCGCTTGCACCTTACAGGGACAAGGAGGAAAAGTCACGCTTGCAAAGTCTTCTCAACGGACATGAGAAGTTGAAAAACATTCCGGAAGTGTTCCGGTCCAAGTACTCAATTCAAAAAGAGGAGGAGTTGGATTCGGTTGTCACACAAATTGAAACCGATTACACTGCGCTCAAACAAGATCTTGTCCGTTCAGGACAGTTCTCTGAACCGCCTGCAAGTGGTTCAGGATTGAATACTACTGATGATTTTGTTGATCAGTTGCGTAGTATGGGCGAAAGTAAAAAGTAACACTAACAAAAAGAGTAAGTTATGTATTTTGAAGAAAAGACACCAACTGCAATAAAAGAAGGTGTTTGGAACGAGAAAACCTGTATACGCAGGACCGCCGGATGGAATATCTATACCGGCAATCTCGGATCCATGGAATGGCTCCCGAAAGGATCGTTGATGGCTGTCATGGCCGTTAACAATCTTCTTCAGGCCGTACTTGTGAAATCCGGGATCGTCCATGAAAGTCTTAGTAGCGGCACATCCCTTAAAGTAAAAAAGGGACACAACTTTATTGCCGGTGATAAGATTGCAGGGTCAAACACCATTACTGCAATTACCCCGGGATCCGACAGTGATCCTTATGACACTTTCACAATCACCTCTGCATCGTTTACAGC